TCATGTCAAAGTCGTAACTACTCATTGGAGCGCCTATAGGACGCGCCGTGAAAGATGCTGAGACCAAAGCGGCCTCGATCTGCTTCATAAGTGCGCTGCATGAACTGCGGCTATCGCCCCAGACGTTGAACTGGAAACGTCCGTGCTGCAAGCTCGATACACCGCCAACGGTAGCCATGCCTTCGCCTCCGATCTGCGTGTAAGTCACATAGGGCTTTGCGGTATCCAATGGAGCCATGTCGGGAAATGCTCGATTGCCGCACAAGCCTTTGATGGCCGAGAAAATAGTCGCCTCAACGGTCATCGCAACGCCTCTTTCATGAGTTCCTTCATCCGGTCTTGCACGGCCTTGACAGCCTCGCCTTTCTTGGCCTCATAACTGGAGCGCAGGAACGATTTGGGCAAGATGAAGACCGGGCCGTCTTTGCGCGGCATCCAGTAGGCATCCTTGGTGGCTTGTGATGCTTCGCGTCCGGGCTTGGGCTTGCCTTTCATGCCTGGTCGGGCTACGGTGTACCAGTCGCCGTTTTTGTCGGTGCGTACCATGTATCGCTGCAAGCGGCCAAACTCTATCCAGAAACCTATGGTACTGTAAGGAAGGCTGTCGCCTGTACTTGCTTTTTTGACATTGGTTTTTTCGCGTTGCTTGCGCCAGCTAATGTGGTAGGTGGCGCTTTCACCAGTTGCGCCGCTGGCGCTGTCGACCACAAACTTTTGATAGACGGCGGATTGCAAGCTGCGCGAGCCTCCGACTGTGAGTGCACGGGTGCGAACTTCTTTGTAAAAGACGTTTGAACCGGCAAACGCCGCAGGGCGAATGGAGGCTTTGATCTTTTCTTCCAGATCGCCCATCTTGGACAATATAGGGCCTAAATCAAAATCAGCTTTGAGCATTTTTTGTCTGGCAAACTAAGTCAATCATTCCCGCTGATTTGTGGGGCAAAACCCCTTCAATTTCAAACTCTGTTGCGCCAAAAATAACGCGCATACCCGCGTTAATACCTTCCCGGTAGCGAATGCGGATAGACGCTTTTACGTTGCTGGTGTCCATGCCCGAACGAATAGCGCTTAGGCCGCTGGTGTACTCCACGTTGGCCCATAGCTTGGCTACGTCTGTCCATGTGGTGAGCTGCTGTCCAGCTTCGTCTTGGACACTGGATTGAACCTGCACCGTGATGCGGTCACGCAATGGGCCGGATTTCATGCTAGCTCCAATTGTGCTATATCTTTGATAGCTGCTTGCGCAATACATGCCGGGGACATGGCATGATTTGTTATAAATTCAGGCACGCAATGCGGGCTGCACCACAAGGTTTCGCCTGCGCTGTTGGCTACTGCTTCAGCGGTCAGGGCATAACCCTTGCGTGCTTTCCACTTGCGAACGTGCCAGCCGTGGGCTAGCAGGCTGTCGTGCTCACCGGCATGGCCGCACAAAACTATTCTGAGTTTTTCGTTGTCGCCGTTGGCCGCGCACCAGGCCTGCACGTCTTTGGCAATGCCTAGTCCCATGCCGCCAGCGCCGTAGTCCATTGCTCCCTTTTCGTATGGCGGGTCAAGGAACAAGCCAGTCAAACCGTGTCGAGTTGTCACGCTGTCCTTGCACACTCTCTGCCAGTCGCCACATGTCACACGCACATCACGCAAACGGTCGTGCAGGGCTTGCATCCACTCACGAATAAAGGTGTTGCGCGGGTTTTCGCCACCCTGCCCTGCATCGCCAAGGTGCGGGAGCTGGCGGTTGATGCCCCGCCCTGCATCGCCAAGGTGCGGGAGCTGGCGGTTGATGCCCTGCCCTCTATGGAGGTGCGGGAGCTGGCGGCTATCCACGATGGTGTTGCCGTCATGTACCCACGGGCCTTTACCGCTGCACCATCCAGAGCCGATCCAGTTGCAAGCACCCCAGCACCACCAACCGGCTATTTTCAGGTCGTACCACTCAGGGTCTGCATGTAGCTTGTCGGTCAGGGTTTCGGCCTGACGCACCAGCCAGGAATGACGGGAAAATAAATCGTTTTCATTGCAAGGCCAGTCGAGAAAGTCGGCCAGGCCCTGCGGCTCTTTTGCAATCGCTCGCCAAAAGTTAGACACAAAGCCGTTAACGTCATTGGCAGTTTCTACTCGCTTGCCTTCAGGTGCGCCAAGCAGCATGGCGGCGCTACCCATAAACGGCTCGACGTAATTATTCACCTCGCCAAAGGCTTGCCAAACTTGCGCGACTGCGCCGCACTTGCCGCCAAAATAGGGGAACGGCGCTTTAAGTGGATCAGCCATCAATACTCCACCATCAAATGGCCGGATTTCATGAAATCCACCGTGACCACGCCATTCAGCGTTTTTGTAAGGGCGAGATTGCTTTCAGAGTAAAAGCAGCGGCCAATGCGTTTGCCGTTCACGAAAACCATCTTTACTCTCGGGAAACTGTCTGGTGTGTAGATCATCACACACCCCAAACCTTGTGCGGTGCCAGTAGCCGATCGACACCCATGGGGATGTTTTGCGTCTGGAAGCCAACTGATTCAGAGCGGTTATCGAACCAGTGGCCGATCAGCAGCAGCATGGCATGGCGCATGGCAACAAAGGCCGAGTCGTCCGGGCCGCCAGCAAAGTGCGTGCCGGTGCCGTCGCCCGTGATCTCAATGGCAGTTCCTGCTTCTGTCTCCGCCAACTGCAATGCGTTTGCGCTGACACCGATAGCGAAGTAATCCACTCCAGGCAGCAGGCCAGCAGGCAAATCGCCGCCACTGTTTGACAGGCGCACCGGGTCACCGCTGGCGAACGGGTGAGCTTTGGCCAGCAGTGTGTTGGTGGTCGAGTTGACGGTGAACGGTGTGGCGTAACCGGCCACGTAGTCAACAGCAACCGCCGCAGGATGTCTAAATGTGACGGGCCATGTTGCGGCATGGGCGCGGGTGATTGCGCCTTGCAGTACGGACTGGTCAACCACATAAGCGCTGCTGGCAAGCGTTTGCAACGCACCAGCCGAATCAAGGTAGGTGACAGCAATCACTTTGCGCAGCGGTGCGCTCAGGCCAATTTCGCAATACCAGCGGTCAAATTTGGTGCGCATGATCCTCGTCAGCATCGAGCGACCGGCGGCGCTTTCGACGTGGCCACGGGCGGAGTCGATCAATGCGGACAACAGCGAATCTTCATCACTGGAATCTACCCGGCAATGTGCCTTGGCTTCTGTCAGGCTCACCGGCTCGGCACCAGGGCCGTAGCGAGTAACAATGTTGCCTTGCATTACTTGGCCTTGCGCTGGTAGGCGCGTTTTAGCATCTTGTTCTCAGGCGCTGATTCGATGGACTTTCCGCTGTCAACAGGGGTAAAAAAACTCGCCGTAGCGGGTTGCTCTGGTTGCGCGGTTTTTCTATCAGGCGGGATGACTTCCACGGCCATGCCAGCAGCGATAAAGGCTTTGGCAAGCGCACGGGAACCATCTGAATCACTCAGGTGGTGCTCAGAGCCAGCCGGGTACAGCTTGACGCGGATGCCGTCAACCGATCCGTTTTGTGTGCTGGTCATTTTTATGTTCATGAAAGTCCTTTTGCTCTGAAATACGCCCGATTGCTCAGGCGCATCACGCAGCAGTTAAGCGATCAAACGGGTGGATTTGGTGTGGGTGCGTAAGATGGATGCCCAAGCAACCATACGCCAGCCAGGAATATGTTTCCTGCGCCGTTGCCGGAAGGCGTAACGGTCACGCGCACATAGCGCTTGTTGCCAATGTAGCCAATCTTTCGGGATTCTGCATCGTCGGAAAACGTGAAGCCAGCCAAAACTTCGGTACCGAGCAACTGTGCATCAGCCACAGCAGCGGCGTCTGACAAGTTAGAGGCATCGCCGTCTTGAACCAGCACGGTGAAAGTGGCATCGGCATCAGTGTTGGTGCCGGTGACAATGACAAACTCGCAGGAGTTAAAGCCTGCGGTGTCCACAATGGTTGAGACAATTGCGGTGTCGTCGGTTCGGGCCGCTACGGGGGCAATGCCTACCAGCGGGTGGATGTTGTTGTGAAGATCACGGTTTGACATGGTGTTTCCTTGAAATTTTGAGGTTAAAAAAGCCGCTGGTCATGCGGCTTTGAATTGCATTTATCAGTTGCTTAGATCGAGCACTTGAGGATTTGGATTGCCTCTGGCAAGATCACAGCACCACCGAGGCGGCGACGGAAGATGAAGCGAATGTTGCCGCTGGTGGCCTGTGTGTACGGGTCGCGCAGCATGGCCATGGCAATACGATCCACCATTGTGTAAGCACGGGCAAAGTCACCGTAGGCGATAGGCTTGGAGTTGGCGGCTTCGTTTGGCATGTCAGGAACTTCGACGTAAGGGTCTCCGTCAAGTGTGTTGGGCTTGCCAAGTGCTAGTCCAGATTGCCATAGGTATTCTCCTTGGTTGTCTTTGAGCTTTCGCACAGACCCTAATGTGGTGCGGTTCATTACCCAGTTTGCGTTGCGGGTGTAGGCTGTTTTTATGGCATGTTTCAGCGTAAAAAGACTATCAGAGGTTATGGCCGCTGCGCTGCCGGTGTTCGTGACGCCAACGCCTGAGTTCACCAAAAAGCCTTGTGGCTTGCCAACCCCTGTACCAGACACAAATGCTGCGCCTTCAGCGACTGCGAATTGCTCGGTGGCTTCAAAAGAGACTTCATCACCCAAGTTAAAGGCGCTGTCTTCCAAGTTTTGCTCGCTGAGGTCGATAAGCGCGTAAAGCTCATGTGTCGGTATCTCGATCATCCCGTACCGCAGGCCGTCAGTCTCTGCGCGATTTCCTTGGTCTGCTGTCCAAAGTGCCGAAAATTGGCCGGTGCGGTTTTGAACCATGATGGATTTGCTGCCGGTCGTGCGAACTCGGGCCAGTTGACGCGCCGGGCTGATTTCAGTCATCGTCTTGATGATTTCTCGCACGTATTCAACCGGGGCCAGATATCCGCCAGTGCTGTCGTTAGACACGGACAACGATTTGTATTCAGCAGCCACGTCAGACAAGGCTTTTTGCTGGTCTTGCGTCAGATTGATTACGCCCTTGGTGTGTGCGTCAACAACAGCACGCGACCACTGGTTGATGTCGGTCTTTTTGTCAGCACCGATGTTACCCAATCCTTGACGGTTGAACTTGATTTCAAGCTCTTCAACTGCTGTTTTTGCTTCGCTGGCGGCGAGTTGCGCTTTCTTGAATTCATTTTCAGCGGCTGTCATCTTGGCGCTGATGGCCTCGCCTGACTGGAATTCTTTTTCGATCTTCGCCAGCTTGGCTTCAAAGTCAGCAACGGATTTTCCGTCAGCTTTGGCTTGGATCAGTGAGTCGTTGGTTTTCTTGAATTCCTCGAAGGCTCTGCCTTGGGTTTCAAGGATGTTTTTGATTTCGTTGAGGTCTGCCATGATGGCCTTTCAAAGTGAATGGACGAAAAAAACCACCAAAAAAGGTGGCTGGTTGCTGGGGAACTGCTTTACCTATGAGAAGGTGTTTCGGCGCTTTACAGCGTCAATAAGCGAACTCATATCGTCTTCCCCAGCATCACGCGGGCCAAGACTCTTTACCCGGCCAATGAAGGCCACTGCTTC